CCTCAAGCCGATAAGCTCAGAAATCCACTGTCGAAGCGGGTCCATCAGCCCTGTTTCATCGTCCGAGCTCGTCGGGCGTAAAGATCCGGGCGTCCGGCTATCAGTAACTGCCATCACTCACCTCCGCAGGCCAACAAGTCAGCCGCAAAAAGCCCTTGCCAAACTGCGAGTAATCCGCGCAGTCTTTGACGACAAAGCGCTTGCCCCGCCACTCGACCTCATCATTTCCGGAGCCGCCGAAGCCCGGGGGCATATCGGCAATCATGAATCGCACTAGGATCGTGCCCTCACGCCGAAGCGTTTCCGGCAATCTGGCAATCGTCTTTGTGTCGGCCGTGATGACTGCCTTGACCTCAGTACTGTCACCCTCGGTCCAGGTCGGATTACCGAACTCGTCCAGGTCCTCAACAAAATGTATCAGCTTGCAGGGCGAAGTAAACAAAGGAGATCGGATTACACGTTCAACGTCTAAAGTCGCCATCATTCCTCCACCACAACGCCGTCAATGGCGTCGCGTAACTGTCCCGTGTTAATCAATGGCCGGATGCCCACGCCTTCCATCTCGTTCTCGCGGGTGCCCTGGGTAAGGCGCGAGCGGTTACGGTTTGCGATTGTTCTGGGCTTGAGCGGCTCGAAGTCGGCCGTTTGCATGTAGCTTTTGACCGCCGAGGCCGAGCGAATCGCCAGGCGCTCGAGTGTCTGACCACACTTTTTCTCGTCGCCCTTGAGCGCGCAGTCCATGGCGCCCTTAAGACCGTCGACGATCATTTCCCGATTCGCCTCCAGGCCCGGAACTAAGAACGGTCGCGGCGGAATATTGTTCACAGGTGAACCGTTCTCATGCACAAAGCCCAAAAGGTGATTGCTCGGGCCGCCATCGTTTCGCGTATCGCCCTTAGAGCCGGCGGAGATACCGACATAGACAGCAGTTTTCGCCAGGCGCTGCAGTGCCTGGTTCAACTCGCCGTCATGCCGCACGATGGAAACAGAGATCGTCTTTTTCATATCTGTCTGGCTCCTGCTCCGAACAACTGAATCAGCTGCCACAACTCGCGGCCGTATGCAGTGAGATTCCATGAGCCGGCGCCCTCCTCGGACGAGGATGAGGTGTCGTAGCTCACGGACGCGCCATCCACAGACATCGAGGTGACCTGAGCCAGTGCGGAGGTGTCTCCGCCGTTGCCGCCGTCAGCGGCAGACCCTTGGAGCTTCAGATAGTGGGCTGTATACAGCCCCATGACGTGCGCTCGGATCTCAGGATCAGGCCAGCTTTCCTCTGAAAAAAATTTAGCGGCTAAAGCTAATCGAGCCTTAACCGCTATGTCCGGATAACTGTCCGAATCGATCTCCGGAAATAACTTGCGAAATTCCTCAAGCGTCAGAGGCTGGTTCAACATTTTCAGCCTCCTTCACAGATGTGGTCTTTTTCGCATTTTTCTTTGGCGCCGGTTTTTCCTTCGCTACCGTCTCAGCTTTTTCCTCAGCCGGTTCCTCGACCTTTTCTTCTGCCGGCTTTTCTTTTGCCGGCGGCGTGATGTCGATAAACGTGGCCAGGTGCGCTTGCAGGTACGGGTGAGCCGCGACTGCGTCCTCAACCTCATAGGATTGTGTCGGCTTAAATTCGAACTGCTGAGAGCCCATATTCAGCACCAGCGGACAACGAACTGTAATTCGTTTCATAAAGCCTCCTTAACCTGCGGATACTGCTGCCAGGTCGGCGTAGTAAACCATTTCCGGACGTACGAACTCGACACCACCGAGAGCTGCAAAGTACGGAACTGCCTGCTCGAAATTGCGGTACTGAACCGGGAGAGAGGCGATCGGAACCAGCGGGAAGCGGACCACGTCCTCAGCTTTTGTGTAGGCCACGATACGCGGCGTAGAGAACAGGGTCGTGTCGGCCAACCAACGCACAGGGCGAATGGTCAGCGTACCGCCATTGGCCACAGAGAGGTTATTAGCCTCCACATAGCGCAGCAGGTTCATTTCGGTATTTGTCAGCTGTGTGCTCACCAGTTTGCCGAAAATAGCCGGGGGAACCAAAAGGTTCTTCGGAATGCGGTTGTACTGCGTTGCCTTCCATGCCTTTTCCAGGATGTTATTGAAGTAACCGATAACGGTCTTTACATCGGTGGAATCGGTCCAGGTGCCGACATTTTCATGCGTCACCTGGTCAGAGTTGAGCAGACCCTTGACGCCCACTTCGTCATCGCCGACATAGACCTGAGTGTCGATATCGAGCTGGTGCTTCATGCGCATAGCAGAGTGTTTCTGCGCATCGATCGGGCGGCCTGCCTGCATGGCTTTCTGCAGCTCGAAAATCGTGTAAGCGACTTCCATGCCCCAGAGTGTCAGCGGCGTGGCAACCTTCTTCAGAGAAACAGAAACGCGGGCGGGCGTGGAATCCGGGCCCTTAATGAAGGACTTTTTACCCGCGCCTGTGCCGCCGAATCCGCCCATGTATTCGGACTGAATGAAAGAAGAAACCTCATCGGCGATCGTCACATCGTTGCGCAGGTCGATATCGCGGCCATACGTAAAATCTGCGATCGGTTCATAGATTCTGGAATCGAGACGCTCGAGCTCACCGACCAGGAATGCGCCGGTAGCGGAAATTGTTTCAGCGTCAGCAAAACGTCTTGGCATTATTTGCTCCTATTAGATGTTGAATGCGATTTCGGCCAGGCCCGCGTCATCCTTTGCGCCCATAAAGACGCAGTTAGGAATAGCCGTGGCGCCTTCCGCCTTAGTGGCTGTAACGCCCTTGTTTGCGGCGTCGAGATAGACAGCTCCGCCAGGAGCAGGAGTACCTGCGGCACGCACAGCAACGTAGCCGCGACGCAGGATGCAGACAAAGGCGTCTTTCGGCCAGGCCTTTCCATCAGGGCCCACCTGGCGGTAATCGCGAACTGCGATGCCGTAGACCTTGGAGGCGTCAGAGGCCGGAGTGGCCTTGCCGGTTGTGGTCAGAGAAACCAGAACGCCGTCGTCGGCGACTGGGGTGGTCGTGTCGTTCTGTTTGACTTCTGTTGTGTAGTCAAACATGCCGCGAGTGATATCGCCGGCAGAACCGCGAGGCATAGATGTGCCAATGAACTGAGACATTATTTAGCTCCCCAAAAATCGTTAAGTTTTTTCTGGACGTATGCGATCGAGTTGACAGAATCCTCAGCGCTGTCGCCGTAGCGTGTGCCGGATGCTTTCGGATTCTTTCCGGACTTGGACATAGCGACTGCGGCCTTAAAGGCAATGTCCAGCGCCTTGCCGTCGAGCTCGGAGGAATCGCCGAACTGCTTGACGCCGGCGCCTTTAAGCGCTGTGCGCATGACGCGCTCGATCTGATTACGTGTAAATTTGCCGCCCTTGGCGTCGCCCACAGGCTTTTTCATTCCCGGGCAAAGTGCCTCAGCGTCGCCGATGATGGCCTGAGCGTCCGGATCATCGATCAACTCATCGTCATCATCCGGATCAACGGTGTCATCCGGCACAGGCGGCGTATCTGCGTCGCCCACGGGCTTCTGAGCCAGGCCCTTAGCAAGTGCTGCCACGGTGGCCTCGAGTTTGGCCAGGCGCTCCTCAAATGTCGGCGTGGGCGCCGGTGTCGGAGTAGGAGCGGGCGCCGCGTCAGGTGCGTCACCATCCTGAACCTGGAGCTTGTCCACTTCCTCGTTAAATGCGTCCTCGTTTCCGTCGCGGAACAATTTCCGCAGGCGGGTCTTTAAGCTAGTTGTCATGCTTCCGTCTCCAATTTTGCAGCCCGAGCATCGGGCTGATACCACTAGAGCAACGTGGTTGCCCACGATGCCAATTTGCTCAATCCCCTGGGGCGTTTCCTGCGTATCCGCGTCATACCCGCATGAGACCTCTTTCAAATCCCCGCTCTCGACTGCCTCGATCGCTTTTCGATCCGTCAAAAGCAAATCGGCGAGAAGAAAGTCCGATTTGTCACCTTCTCCTCGCCGAACGTTCTGCGTCGTACCGACTGCGATCTCCCGCCAGTTGTCCGGATCTGCGAATCTCGCATGACCGATGACAACCGGCTTGGCCTCAAACGAGGCGATCGTTTCGGGATTAAAAATTTGTTCTTCCGGCCGCCACACCTGAACCGCACGACCGATGTTTGGCAGACCGACTTCAGCCGCTGAATATTCAAACGATCCGACGCGGCTAATCGGAACGTCCCGGCATAACAAATAGCCCTCCGGAGTTTTTTCCTTCAGAGGGCTGATTTTTTCCGTGGTCAAGAAGCGACCGTCTCGAAATTTCCTTCTCATTTGTCCTTCTCGTAGAAAAGCGGTTCGGGCCAGCACCGGCAGTTAAAGACGCATCCGGGATGGCTGCGAATAGGCGTGCCGCCTGCGCCGACGTCACAGATCGGAGGATCACTCCATGAATGCACTGTTCTATCCAGCTCGCGATGCCTCGGGCGCACTGCGTTATCGCCGACCGTGTGCCACACGTAATGCGTGGAACCGACGGCCTGGGCCCTGGCCTGCGTGAAGTTGGATCGCGCTCGAGCGGTCTCCGTCCGGGCAATGCAAATCGCACGGGATTCCGTAACGCCGCCCAGCTCGTTTTTGATGCGCTGGGCGATATCGGCATAGCGCTGGCCGTCCGATAGCCCGCTAGCGGCCCATTCTTGCGCCTTCTTGGCGGCCTCCATAGGTAAAGAGCGGATCAGTGCGACCTGCTCCTCGCGCAGGCGATTGAAAATCGGCCCGGCGGCTGCGTCCTTCAATTTGCGGCGAGTTTCCCGGCTGATCTTTTGGCCAATCCTGAGCCACGTGTCATAGTCGGCCGAGGCCGCGCGGCGCAGCATGATGTCCGCCACGGAGCGGGCCCATTCGTCGAGCCGCACCGAATAATCAAACAGACTGAGCTGGAGCTGGCTCGGGTCGCTTCCCTCCCATTCCAGCGCTATCTGTGTGATCTGTTTGGCCACTGCCTTGAGGCGCTTGCGATACCAGCGGTCCAAAGCCGCCGTTTTGGCCTGCTCCCGGAACTTGTTCTGCTGCTGCATTTAATCCTCCTGCTCCTGGCGGCATGAGCTCGTTTTCCTGTTTCTCGGCCTCGTCGATGTCCTCCTCGGTAATGGACGAGAAAAGGCCAATGGTCGGGCTGAGCTTTTTGAGCTCTTTCATTGCGTTCGGCAGTGAGATTGATTCGCTCTGTAACGCCTGCACAATCGCGCCGACCATGGCCGTTGCGTAAGTCCCTTTCTGCTCGTTGGTCATCTGCCACAGCGGGCGGAAATCGAAATTGAAATCTTTGTCCGGAGCATGTCCGGTCACGCTCATATAAATGACGTTTAGGACTTTCTTTAGACCCGGGCGCAGCATCTTTTCTTGCTGCTGTTTCGTATTGTCGTAATAGAGCCGGATGTCGCTCTCGCCTGTGGAATTGAATCCGACCGGAGACTGACCGAACAAGCGCACCAGCGGGATACCCGTAGCGCCGGAAATCTGCTGCGCAAATTGCAGGAGGACTTCCGGCAGGCCCGTGAACGTGTAGGTCATGGTTTGGAAATCATCCTCGATGTCGCCGAGCGTCATGCCCTCAATGCTTTGGAATAGCCGGGTATGCTCCATCTGCGTCATGAATCCCTTCTTGGCAACGTCGTTTGTCAGAATGGAGCGCAGGCCCTTGACCTTGTAATAGCGCAGGTAGCACTTATTGACGAGCTGAGCCGCGCCTTCCGTTGCCATGTCAAACATCTCGATCCGGTTGAATAACGGCTCCAG